ACCGTTAGACATCATGTCACGAACTTGCGCGGTAGTTAACTTGCTGTTGTGAGTAACTTTACGCTCGTACTCTACTAATTCTTCCATGAACTTAGGGAATACGTTCTGGATAGACATCATGTCTTGTGCGTTAGCTTTACCATTACCGATCATTTGAGACCATTGCATAGCAAAGTTTTTAACCGCATCATCACTTTGGCCAAAAGCATCTTGTAAAGTAAGGACTGATTTAGATAACTCTCTCGTCTTACCTGCAGAGTTAGTAACAGCATAGAATTTTTGATTTAGATCGTTAACCATTTCTGTACTGTTCTGTGCTGCAATAGCAAGATCGTTAGTTTCTTTAACTAGCTCCTTACCTTTGCCGGCCGAACCAGTCAAAGTTGTCCACTGGGCAATCATATCTTGTTGCAGTCGATTGTAGTGAGTACCTTCGGTAATTACACCACCTAAGGTATTTTTGATTACACTTAAGCCGGTTTGAACAGCATTTGCTGCAAAGTTCCCAATAAATGTTCCTTTGATAATCTCATGAAGCTTTGAAAAGTGCTTTCCTGCATCGTCAGCATTTTTACTTGCGCTGTCAGTAGCCTTCTTGGTTTCATCTGTCCCAGTAAGTTTAGTGTCTTTCTTATCTGGTACCTTATTGATCTCTTCCTTACTCTGATTAGCTTTTTCCTTTAGATCCGCATTATCTGCGGTTTGTTTAGTCTTGGTATCTTTCGGAACTGAGTCAAGTTCTTTTTTAGTTTCCTCAACTTTGGCCTTGGCATCAGAATTATTAACCTCATTTTTAGTTTCTGTACTTTTAGGTACAGCTTTAAAGGCGTTTTGAAGTTCTACTGTTTTAGACTTAGCTTCATCAGTAACAGCACTAAATTTTGTCTCTACTTCTTTAGGTACAGACTTTATTTCTTCGTCAGTTTGCTGAGTCTTATCCTTGACGTCCTTGTTATCCAGCGTCCACTTGAATTGGACCGGCTTACTAAGCTTCTGATTAACTTCCTTACTAGTATCATCGGCTTCCTGTTTAACCTTATTAGTAGATTGTTCAAAACTACTATCTAGTTCTTTACCAGCATCTTTACCAAGTGCATTCAAGACCTGATCTATCAGTTGAGCATCAGTCTTAACCTTATCAACCGGTATATCAATATCAATAACAATTTTACCGTCAGCCATCTATTTACCTCCCTTCTTTGCTGCTTTAAAAAGAGAGTTGAAAGCTGACGATAAAGCATTATTACTCAATGCATCTTGTTCAGCCTTGGTTTTATGAACTTTCAAAGCATAATATTGCTGAAGCTGTGCAACCTTACCTCTTTGTTCGTCTGGTATTTCACTTAAATTCTTTTGCCGTAAGTCAATAATTCGTTGAATAGGTGTATCTTCATTCAATCCGTCAAAAAGAGCACGGAATACACACCAGTGCATTTTTCCGCGCTCTTTGAGTAAATCTATATGATATTGCATTAAAAATGACGCATAGATAGCGTCAGCATCTTGTCTATAGGAATAAAGCTGTTGTGGAGCTACTTGTATCCCGAAATTCATTGAAGAATTAGATTGATAAGGTGCTTTAGTAATAGTTTCATTTATTAGCTTAAAACTACTCTCAAAGAAATCAGGATCTAAAGGTAGTTCCTGGTCTCCAAAAAACAGACGAATAGCTTTTTCTTCCTGGTCAGGCTCGTCACTCTCTGCTAGCTCCAGATATTTAATAACCGTATCAAAAGCTAAATTAATCTGATATATCCTGTCGTCAAACTTGATAGCTGATAAAGGCGTATCAGTTAGACTAAGCATGATTTTAAGCCCGCATTGATACGCCTGCAGATACAGTTGAAGGAGTAGACATGTGTTTCAATGCCTTACGCTTCTTTTCTTTGACTTCAACTGATTTAGTAGCTTCATCATTCAAAGCATTTAAAACAGCTCCCAAAGCATCGGTTGAGTAGTTGTAATATTTGTACAGACGCTTACCTTCGCCATTACCTAAAAGCTTGTCTAATGCTGAAATTGCAGCATTTTTTACTGAAGTAAAAGTGTTTTCTACATCTTTCTTTTGAGTGGCTAATTCTTTATTTTCAAAATTAGGATCTTCTAAAGCTTTAAGACCATTCATAACTTCAACAGATGACTTTGCAACAGTCTTTTGGAAGTTATCATCAAATACGATCTTATAAGTCTTGCCGGCTAATTTAACTTCAACCTTGTTGTCTACTTTAATTCGCTTATCTAAATCAATAACTGACATTGGTTACCTCCTAGTTTTATTTTGGTGTATTAGTATGTGTTTCTGCTGGACTAGTTGCTGGCTGTGTGCCATCAACAGTTGCAGTGAAAATGCGGGTCTTGTCAGTCTCAGTTAGCGTTAATTTACCGCTCGTTGTCTTAGGTGCACCATCAAAAGCAATGGTAAGCGAAAAGTTTTGTTGAGCATCTGCAGCACCACCGGTTGGCGTAATTGCAGTTAATGTACATTTAGAAACTACTGGCATTCCGTTGTTGATCCATAATACACGGGTTTTTGCAGCGGATCCGATCGCATATTGTTTACTATCAATGTAATCTTGTGCCGCATCCCCTAAGTAACGCACGCCCTTAACAGCCAATTGAAGAGATTTTCCAGTTACTTCTGTATCATCATGCCCATCTCCATCGTAGTATGCCGTTTTTTGGGTCTTTTCTTGCCAAGATGGAGTGATTTCACTAATTCCTCGTGCCAACCATGCCCACTTACCAGTAGTAATATCCGTTAAGTCTTCATCGTTGTCAGTAGTATCAATGTAAAGACGATTAGCAACGTTTAACGCTGCACCGTCAGTAGGGAGTTCTGTCCCTTTAATTTGAACTAAATTTGTTGCCATTCTTTAATCTCCTTATTTTTTGTAAACAAAAACAGCAACGTCTAATAAATACGTTACTGTTCCTTGTAAATCTTGTTCTGTCTCACTAGGAGCGCTTGAAACGTCTATTTTGTCAAAAGTGAAGGTATTATCCTTACTTTTGATAGCTCCTAGCTCTAAATCATCTAAATACATGCTGATCTTAAATAGATCGTTTTTAATATCTCGGCTACTTTTACCACGTTCAGTTATTGCATAGTTATATACCCAATGCTCACGACCACTAAAATCAGTTGAGATCTTGTGTGATCCTTGTTCTGGGACTAGCCCAATGGAGTTATCAGGTGCTAAATAAGCAATCTTAATTGGTAATCCTGTGCCCTTGATAATTGATTCAGCAAGGGCTTCTTGCAGGTCAAACTTAATATCACTCATGCCATTGTGCTCCATTGATAAACGCTTCTTTAACCATTGCCATCTCCGATAAGTTCCCTTTAAGTCTTAGATCCCAGCGTCTTGATGTTCCAGGCGTGGTGTAATTATGTATCCTAAACGGGCCGCCATATTGATTAGTAATAAAACCATAAAATTGTGCTCTAGCATAAGGTTGAACATAATACACGCTAGAACCATCAATTGCCACTTTTGAAGTTTCTCGCAATGTACCTTCCTTTTTAGGTACGTATTTTTCCATTGCTTGATGAGCATCATTAGCCATAGCTAAACGTCCACGTCTTAACTGAGTGTCGTTTAGTTTCTGCTCTAATTTAGCAATATCTACATGTACTTTAATTCCCATGCTATCACCTCAAATCATTGTTAGCTTATATTGATAGATTTCTTTACTAAAAGGCTCGTAGTCTTCGTTTATATTGGTTAGTGTGTATTCTTGACCTTCATAGATAATCTTCGCCTTGTCTTTAATATCTTGCTTAGATAGTGGGATAAGTGGTTCTGATATATCTTTATAAATCATTACAGTACCATTCGAGACAATTTGCCGATCATTGTTAGTTCCTGAGTAGACTGTTCTTAAATGGACCACACAATTATTAATGTCAACTCCATCATCATAAGTAGCTTCACCATATAAATCATCTTTAACTTTGCGTTTAATGATAATAGATTGATTACACATTGACTTTGGCGGTTTTAGCATATGCCTACACCTCTAAATAACAAACCTGTTTGAACTAAATATTCAAGCGCTAAATTACTAATCCCATTAGTATTAGTGTCACTAAGCGAAGATGAACTAGTAACAGTTGTACCATCAATAGAGATGCTCTTAATATCTTTACCAGCCAATTCATCAGCATTAGTAATATCATTAGCAAATAAATAATTAATTTGGGCCGTCATCGCTTTTCTAAACATAAGAACGCGCCAGCCATCTGTATCTTCATCAATATTATGTTTTTGATAATACATTCTAGTTCGTACATCAAATAGGCTTTCTGTATTAGCTTCTAATACATCAAATTTATCTTTAGTAGCAATACCACCGAGTTCATTAGTATATAGATCAAAGGTAAGATACATTTTAAATTACCTTTCTAGCTTTTACTTCTTTGGATCTCCATTTGGCTTAGGTTGATCTTGAACACTCATATACAATCCCTTTTTAGCATTATCTAAGATAATTGCATCGTAGTAAGATAGTCCTTTAATAGTCCATCTGTTGCCGCTTCTATCTGAGTCAGGACTAATAACACTTACGTTATCATACTTAACAATTGGGGCAACCACAGTCAATGGAGCTAAAATAAAGTTAATTTGCTTATTATCAGCTGCAGTTCCTAATAATCTGTTTTTACCAACTCTAAGGATTGGAACACTACCATCTAACTGGCCAACGGTACGATTAATACCTTGAATATTCATATCATTAGTTGAGAAAGTACGTGATACTCCAGCTGAGTTTTTAATTGCGTTATAGAAGTTACTTGAAGCAAATAATAAATATCCACCAGGCACTTCATTGTCAATCATGTAAGCTTCAGCTTCATCATAAGCTTCTAAAGCATTAGTCTTATCAACTGTGCCAGTAGCAAAATTATTGTTTGAACTATCTTTTACTGCATCATACATAACTTGAGTAGCTACATTATCACGATGTGGAATAGTCTTTTGCCGTAATTGTTCAGTGGCAATAGTTTGAATTTGAAGGGCACCATTTTCATTCATATCTAGCTCGTCAGTATCATATGCCCACCAGTCTTCATGTGTTAATCTTACTGTTTCTTTATCAATGCTGATGCTCTTACGGTCATTATCTTGATTTCGTTTGTATTCCTCAGCATCTGCAAAACCGGACATTTTGTTAATTCTTACTTCTTTAGCACCAATAAAATCATCAGCTGTAATGCCCTTAGCTCCAGCTGTTAAAGGTTGCCAAACTTGAGACTCAGCAGCATATTCTTCATCAATACTTGCTAAATCTTTACTATCTAATACAATTGCCATATTTTTACCTCTAATCTAATTTTTGCAAGTTCCTAGCAATTTTTGAAACAATTGAATCATTTTCGCCTTGATCGCCAGTAGGATTACCAGAAGAAAAAATTGTAATTCTATCTTTGGGTTTTGATTCATTTGTTTCTTTACTAGTGAACAAATAACTATCTGATTTCTTTAAAGCCGCTAATTGATCGTCTAAGCCAGTTAATTTACCTTTGTCATCTAGTGATACTTTATCTAAATCAAGAAGTGCTGAAACAGCTTTAGAGTTCTTAGCACCAGCATCCCTCAAGGAATTACTGATAGCAAAGTTCTTAGATTGAGCATCAAGTTTACCTTGCCATTCTTTGCTTAATTCTGCGTTCTTTGCTTTATACTCTTCTACTCTTTCTTTAAGCTTTTCATTGTCTTCTGCTTTGGTGCCTAGGTCTTTAAGTTGAATATCACGCTGTGACAATTGCTCATTTAAGCCATCAATCGTGGTCTTATTCTCATTTAACTTATCTTCGTAAGACCGAATATCTTTGCCGTATTGAAGCATAATTTTCTTAACCGCATCATCATCAATTCCAAGCTTCTTTAAAAAATCTCTTTCCATTTCTTTTTCTCCTAACGTGGATAATTTAACGAGGGACGACCTCGTTCAGAGCATAATAAAAGAGCAGTTTAACGACATACTCAGGTCGAAAATATTAATCTGTCACTTCAATAGTATCAATTTCATCTATTGGAATACCGTTACCAGCATAACGATCAAATCCTTTAGGATCCTTATCATGATTTGTCATATAAACCACTTCATCTTTACCGCTGTTGGTACCATCTTCCTTTAAGGCAGTGTCCAAAATAAAATAATTTTTTGCTATGCCATTTTTAAATTTAATCTTCACATGATGAAAATAGGCGTAATCCATTATATCTTGAATATCAGTTTTATCAGTTACTTTCATTGCGTTTATCCTCCTTTGGTGCCGGCACTGCATGATACCCATTTTTAGACTGCATTAGCTTCATACGAGTAGTTATTTCACTCTTTCCAGTTTTGTCCTTATAAACTCCAATTGGCTTGTCAGTATTTATAAATTGAAAAGCATTAAAAGACTCAGTCTTGTTAGCTTGGCTCTTTACTATATTATCTATTTCTTTAGGAGAAATTGTAAAGTAACTAGGTGCATACGGTCGTTTTTTTAATTCACGCTTGTATTCTGGTGTATTAAGTATATGGGCGGCTTGTTTATCTTGTTTTTGAGTAAGACGTATTTTAGCTC